CAACTTGTCAACGGATTCGCTTAGCAAACTTGACAGAAAGGAGCGATCCCCTCCATGCGTACTCCACGAATGAGTTGAAGTCAGAGCCGACTGCGAAAACTTTAGCGATTTGTCTGCATTCTGGCTAGCTCTTGCTTTGTCAGCAAGCTTGCCAATCGCTGTCAGTGTCTTTTCTGCGAACTCGTCAGCCATTCTTTGCTTCCTCCAGGTATTAACCTGAGATTCCTTGCTTATCGCTTCAAAACGTCGCGTATTGAGTACATCGGACTGCCGATCTCGACGCTACGTCTTTCCTGGCGTTCCCGCCATAAGTAACTACCATACTCTGGAGTTTGTCCCGTTTCAACATCGCTGTCAATTTTTTTTCCAGGATTATCGGTAGAAAATACCAACCAAGCACCCGCAGCGGAGATTGCTCGATCGCCGTGATTCTTCTCCGTCGCACCTTTGTTCTTGGTCGGAGCGTGGATAATTCTTCCGTTTTCCCACTCGTACTCGCCGCACTCAACAAGCATTTCCTCGGACCTTGGCGTGTACTCTCCACTCTCCATCGCCAACGCAAATTGCTCGAACATATCCGCCTTGTCGGCATCACGGCATGGGAACCCAGCCTTGCGACTCTTCGTTTGGGATCCGAGTTGATCGACGTCTCGATAGAAAATGTTGCCGTAGTAGCAAACCTCACGCACCTCCTTGGCGAAACCTCCAGAGACACCCGAGTCCTCCCATCCAAGCAATGCGTTTCGCATCCACAGGCACAATCCGACTACGATGCGAGCAAACGGACGAGGCTCGAGACCTTTGACCGTATACTCAAGCACCTGCTCGCCTGTTCGATTGTCAATTCCCGATGCCACGGAGTTCGAGGCAAAGGCTCCAACCCCGCCTGACGCGATGTCGCAAGCGATCGTGAATGGACCAAGTGTTGGTCTGTTGTCGATCCCTGGCTTGAACCAGAGCGACAAGGGACCGTTCTCGTCGGGAATGAGACCTTTGAGCTCGAGCGTTTCGCTGTCGAACACCGGCTTGCCTCTCCAAACTGGCTTTTTGCAGTGCTCGCGTTTCATTCGGTCCAACAGGTCCGTGGTGAACACCTTGCCGGCTGACCCCTTGGCGTCCATGTCCAACTCTCGAGCGATGTACCGCGGAGTAGACCCTGGGACCAAGCAATGGGAGTCGTACCAGGGAGATCTCACCTTACCTTCGATCTTGTGTCCCTTGCGCTCGATCGTCCGCAGTTCTCGCTCATGCGACTTGATGTACTTTTCGACTTCCTCTTGCTCGTCAGGGTTGATCGCTTTAACCACCCCATCCTGCTTGACGTAGGCTAATCTGGCGTGCTCTGGGTTATCCTTCCAGTCGAGGGAATAGACTTTCGGGTTGTCTGTGTCAGTTGCCGACTCGTAAAACACTCCCGTATCGGCGCCGAAGGTGGAGCAAAGCACGACGCAATTAGTCACATGCGCAACGCTGGACATGATTTTGTAGTCGATGCCGTTTGCGATGAACTCCTCAGATCCAACTTCGTCAAACGCAAACATCGTTGTCCGGCCACCCCGAGCAACGTCACTCGTTGCAGCAAACCCAACCCATATCGAACCCGTAGTTGGCAAAAGAATCGTGTGGTCGTCGATATTCCGCTTGTACCCGTCGAGCATCCACAACGGAAGCTTGTCAAGCATCGTGGATAACTTGTTCATTACCGCGGTTGGATCCTTTGAATCCATCATCTTTTCGTTCCGAGTCACCAAACCCGACGAAAAGCCTTTTTCGAACAAAGCTCGCCTGATCTGCGTCCCGAGGTAGACGTATGTCCCGCCTTGCGCTCGGCTTTTGGGGATCGTCACCGACACTGGATGCTCAGTGTCCATCGCCTCTGTGATCGCATCATCGATCGCCGTGATCACCTTTTCTTGGTGATTCCATGGAACAAACGGCTTCATCTTGACCTTGGCTCGCGGCTCATGCACCCACAGAGCGAACGCGAAGAAGAACAGCACATCGGTTTCGCAGGCTTGTAACAACGCGTCGCGGAACCGCTTGTCGGTCAAGGCGCGCTCCCTGCATCGGATTCGCCACTCCAGGTTTTCTACTGGATCTTTTGGTGCTAGGTCGTAGTAAGACATGACTTCGCGTCAGTAAATGGAAAAAGCCGCGAGACAGGAGTCCCGCAGCTTCTTTGGAGATTTGCTCCCGATGAAAGAGCATGCGTAAGTGTACCGAAAGCAAGTCGCATGTCAACTACTTTTATTTTCTTTCTAGCGCCTCTCGCATCCCCATCGTCTTGAGTCGAGCTCGAAGCGTCGATTCTTTGATCTTGTGGGACATCGCCCAGTCCTTGATCGACATCCGCATGCCGTTGTACTCTACGCCGCAGTTCCCGCAGGACGACGTGTGGCCGCTTTGCAGGTGGTCCAATCGCACCTCAACCTTGTTTCCGCACGAACACTCGCATTGGAACTTGCGCTTGCCAGTGGACGCAACCTCGCTGACTACGGTCAACTCGCCGTACTTCTTTCCTTTTCCAATGACGATCGGTCGCAACTTACTTTCCCTTCGCCTTGGGTTTCGGGGGACTTTTCTTCGTCGAGGAGGTCGCTTTCTTGCAACTCCCACTGCTGTACGCTTTCTTGCCTTTCACTGGCTCATATCCTTTCCAACATCGATTCTTGTTCATCAGCATCTCTTTCTGCGCAAAATCACCTTGCAATAACTTAGCAACATCCACCCCACTTAGCAATACGTCACCAATTAGGCTACCACCCTACTTGACTATTTTGGCATTGCGCACTATCATGCCGATGGTGTTTTGCAGATGGTTTTCTTCGAAGGAGATATTTCGATGACAGTAGCAGCGTATGTTCGAGTAAGCACAGCTTCGCAGAATGAGGCTGGACAAAAGCAGGAGATCTTGAGGTGGCTTGTTGGCAACGGCATCAACCCCAACAGCGTTATTTGGTACATCGACAAGGAGAGTGGCGAAACACTCAAGCGTCCTGAGTTCGAAAGCATGCAACGGGACATCTTCAACGGCGCAATCAAAACCGTTGTGGTCTACAAGCTCGATCGGCTTTCGAGATCGCTCAAGGATGGTGTTGATACCCTTTGTTCGTGGTGCCAGGGTGGTATCAGGGTGGTTTCAACGTCTCAGCAGATCGATTTTACTGGCGCAATGGGACAACTCGTCGCCGCAGTGTTATTCGCAGTTGCGCAGTTCGAAACTGAGACTCGAAGGGAGCGCCAAGCGGCTGGAATCGCCGTTGCGAAGGAGAAAGGCGCTTACCGAGGTCGCATTCGTGGCGCTACCAAGGCTGGCGTTAATCCAGCTCGCGCGGCTGAACTGCGAGCGAAGGGTTTGAAACACGCGGAAGTAGCGCAAGCCATGGGTATCAGCGTGAGTACAGCGTTCCGATATGCGCAAGATGCTAAACGCGAAGCAGCAGGCAGGTAAGAGCGCACCCCAGGCCCATATAAGGATGCAATCTCGCAAGGTGCCGGAAATCACGGGATTTTTTCCGTGATACTGACAAATAGGCTTACTTTGGCGAAGGTAAGGTGCGAGCAGCCAGCGCTGCTTGGTCTCCGTTTTTGTCTACAATTGTAGACAAATTCAGAACCGCCGTTCTCTTCGCCTGCGTCCACCTATCGGTCAGCCTGTTGCTCCTGTTCGACCCTTGAGGTTAGGAGCCTTTCCACGTCGCAGGACGCTTCTTAGACTCGTTCCCATGCACTTCGGCGGTCTTCCACAGATCGGACAACTTGCTCAAACGATTGCAGGCACAAGCGCCGATTGCTCGGCATTACACTCGTGCCATATATGTGCTCACCCCCAGGATGTGGATTTGGGGGTGAGCTGTGCGACAAGATCACGCACGAAGAAACGCCTTGCGGCGAGTTTTGAAAAACGAACTATGATCTTGTCTTTGTGCCGAATCCACTCAGCACGTTTCGAATTTTACCTCCAGCAACGCTGAATGTCAACCAAACACCTGAGTTGTTCGCTCATTCCAGTTTCCACCAAATAAATCTCGGAAAATTCCTGCAAAGACAATTTTTCGTGAAGGTACAGGTAGAGCAGACGACCCCAAAAATTGACGCAAATTAGCAAATACGTTTCGCTTTGCAAATTGAACGATGTTTCATCGAGAGTTGCGTCAAATTGCTCACTCGAGACTAAAACCGGGAAACGAACACGGTCTTTTGGAGTTTCTCGAAGAGATCGAGTTTCTGCGTCAATAAGCGTTCGATGCTTTTGACCACCAATCAACAACACCTTGCTCATGCGGGCTCCTCCGGTGGCTCTGGCTGCTTTGCTTCAGCACCCAAGCGTTTGAGCCACGCAACCAGCAACGCCACCTCCCCGGCAAGACGCGGCGTCTCCATGGACGTGCCTTGCATCCCAACGCACCGTGCCGGCTCCTCACTTCCAGTTGCCTCGTCCCAAATTTGCATCTCCAAGCGGGACATGGCAGCATCGACAGCATCGTCCTTGATAATCGCCATGCCTGGACAGTGACTTCCGTGACTGTTTATGTCGTTTTCGTCGACCGGAATCATTAGAGTGACAAGGCGTGTACCGATCAGTGGCTTCAAAGGATCCCGCTTGACTTGATCCGCTTCCAGCTTCGCACGGTCGGCACATGACAGTCCAGATCCCCAAACAGCCTTTGAAGCCAGTCGTTTTCGTTCTTGGATGTCGATCGGCCAGTGCTTGTTGTAAGCCTCCCACCAAAACGTCAAGTCTTGCGTCTCGTCGTCGTAGTACTTGACCACAAAATCCGACTTGAACGTCGAGCCTTTGTTCTCGAACAATGTCGTGGTGACAATTTTGTGCTGCGGGTAGTGTCTTTGAATCAAGTCAACGACATTCCGATAGTTGCTGCCGCGTATGACACCAGCTTCGATCAGGATAAGGTTTTGATTGCAAGACATAGACCTGTGCAGTGAAGCTCGGCAAGCGTCTAGCGCTCGACGAGCAAACCTGTCGTCCCAAACTTGGTCTGGGTACGGGACATCGATCGTGAAACCTTCGCAAACCTCGCCATCGTGGCTCAGGAAGTGGCGCAAGATCTGCCATGCAATGGACGAGTAGTCCGACGAAACAGCTACTAGCGTCGAATTTGACGCGTTAAAGCCTGCATTCCGCAGCATGATGCCGAGCTTGTTGATCAATTCGTGCTCCTCAGCCAGCGAGCACTCCAAAATTTGCCTCATAAACCACCATTTTCGTGAAAAAGTCTCGAAACTACTGCAATCGCCGCAATACCATTTTGCCTACAAACTCCGCGACTTGCGGAACTACTGCGTTTCCGAGCCCTCTAAGTCGGTCCACCCGAGAGGGAATCCCATGAGCCACTCTACAAATATCGGGCTCAACTGACCAGTTGCTTGAGAGTCTTCGCCTGAAATCCTCTTGCGTATCGCAACTAACCCGCAAGAGTTCCCCGCTTCGTTGTAGCCGTTCTTGGCAGGAGATATGCTCGTTGGTGTCG